ATTTTTGATCTGATAAATCTACAAAAAGCTTACTACATAAGTATGGGTAAGAGTAATCATACTATAAACAATTTTGAATATAAGTGCAAATATTTTATAAACAATAATTATCCCTTTGAAATAAAAGATTTGGATATAAACGGAGAAGATGTTATTAATATTTGCTACGATCTGTAATTGTTCACCTCTTGATTTTATATACTATCGAGTATGCATCCCTAGTAATCTGAGGACTTGTATTGACTTATAGTGAACATTAAATATTTTATGTGAAATGTTTAATAGGTTTCTACAAGTTACTCTTAAGTTTAGTGTACAGATGGTAAATATTTAATGAGTAATAACTATCAATTCACTTGTAATATTATGAATATTTGTGCATCTAATCAAATACCTTTGGTCTACGCTTCTTCTGCTTCTGTTTACGGAGATAGTGAGGAATTTAAAGACGACTCTGACGACTACCGACCAAATAATATGTATGGTTTTTCTAAACTTCAAGCAGATAAGTATGCAAGAGGTTTAATGAAAACTTCTAGAATTGCTGGTTGTAGATATTTCAATGTTTATTCTGATGGAGAATTTGAACAACATAAAGATGAGGCGGGGATGAAATCGCCAACTGCTTGGATGAAAGACCAATTAGAAGAACACGGAGAGGTATCATTATTTAAGGGGTCTGAGAATTTCAAACGCGATTTCATCCACATAGACGATGTAGTAGATATGACAATTAATTTAATGAAATCTATTAATCTTCATATTTCCCGCAGTGGAGTATATAACATAGGAACTGGTTCTGCTAGGTCGTTTACTGATATGGTTTCTGAAGTAGGTCCCAACATTAATATTAAATTAATAGAAATGCCGAAAGATTTATCTGAACATTATCAATCGTTTACAGAAGCAGATATGTCTAACTTTCCAAAAGATTCATTTTCACCCCACTTCGATTAGTTTCAAAAGAGTTGTTGCTAGTTGAAACTTCTTCTTCTTTTTGGGGCATTTGACTATCTCCAGGAAATACTCTATAATTATCTGATGGACTATCAAACGACGAGCATTCCATAATAGAAGTTCCATCTTCTAATGCTGTTACTTTATGGGGAGTCATTGGTTTTATCCTAATAACTCCTCTTTCTTCAATAATAAGTTCTTCTACAGAAGCATCTTCTAAATCCATAAGTTCAACTTTTATTTTACCACTCAGTATCGTCCAAGTTTCGTCTTTCTCTACGTGAAAGTGCATAGATGATGTACCGCCTGCTTTATCAAACTGTAAAACTTTCATACAATACTTATCGTTAGATTCTAGAATTACTTCTCTTCCCCACCCTTTTTCAATCATTTCCATAATATAACTCCTTTAAGGTACAACTACTTGATTTATTCTATATAATGGTTTTCCGTCGAACCCCATTCCTTTCTCTATATGTCCCGTATGAAAAATATAATTTGGATATATTATTAATCTATTAAATTTCATAGGGATTGTTTTTATATATTCCCACTGACCTACACTTTCTGTTACATAATTATCAACCAATTCTATTCTATCTCTATACTCAGAATCGGGTTGTTGCGTACCCTCAAACCTAAAAAAGGCTGTACCACCAGCACACTCTTCTTGAGTATTAAGTGTAATAAGTGAGGCAACTCCACTCCTGCCCGTTACAAATTTACCCCCACGTTGTGCGTTCAAAAAGTCTTCAATCATCCCATCAACATGAGGAACTTTTGTTCCGTTTGGAATATTTAATAAGTCTTGTTCCTTTATAATGTTACCAGCAAATGATTGTTGTTCAAATGATGCTTTAAATGATTCATAACTATGGTTTTCACACCCATCTACATAATTTGTTATTATATCATAAAAAATATCAGTTAGAGGTCTGATGTCTATATTACACGCAATTTTCCTACCAACCGCAGAATATTTAACATTCGGTCTTTCTGTGCTAGGTATATCTATTAAAAGTTCACGTACCATTTCTGGATTCTTATAAAAATCATCTATAATAAGTGCTGTATATAAACCCACTTCTTCGAATCTAATATTTAAGTTTTCGTTTACTTCGAAAATTTCCTTTTCGTCTATTATTTTTATATCCATCGTTATAACCTTTACATGAACAATGATTGATTTAATCTGTCGTAATTGTCAAACATTCCTCTTTTAAATATTTGACTATGAAATACATTTCCTTCATATAAAATCATTCTGTTATATTTCATAGGAATAGTATATTCTAATACCCAGTGCGGTGTTCTGCTTTCTGAAATCCAATCATCAACGTCACCATTATCTTCTTGGGGACAGAACCGCATACCATCAAAAGATGTCATTCCTCCATCATATGAAAATAACCCAGTACCACCAGCACATTCTTCTGGAGTATTCAAATATATTACAGACGCAAAATGACAAGAATCCCCGTCTGTATGTGGACATCCGCCTGTAATCTCACTCTCATTCATACTATTACAAAGGAAATTTGTAGAATCCCAAGCATTATTAAACAACTTATCTTGTTTTTTCATTTTCCAAATATTTGGAACAGATACTAAGTTTGAGTAAGTGTCTTTTAAATTATTCCTAACATCATCTGTTTCTAAATATATACGCTTCTTATGAACTCCTCCATTTAATTGTGGATTTTCTTCTTTTGTTATTGGTTTAGTTTTGAGTGCCAAATTGCGAATTTCATCTGGGTTTTTATAGAAATCGTCGACAATAATAACACTAACTTTATTCGGTCCTATCTCCGTAATAACACGAATAGACGCTGCATCGTTAATTTCAAACATTCTTAACTTCTACAATAACTCCGTTATGAGGAATATATAGGTATTCAATCTCGCTCTCTTTAAGGGTTCTAACGGCATCATCGATAGTTTCTACTAAAGGTTCACCACCTAAGTTAAATGAAGTATTGAAAAGAATTGGTACACCAGTTTGGTCATAAAACTCTTTAATCATTTCATAGTACACTGGATTTTGATGTTCCTTAACCGTTTGAATTCTACAAGTACCGTCGATATGAATAATAGCAGGAATCTTTTCTTCGACTCCAGGTTGGCAATTCATAGCATACATCATATGCATAGATTCTTCTAGTCCTCTCATATCAAACCATTCGTGTGCGTGTTCGTGTAAAATAGATCCAGCAAATGGTCTAAAGTATTCACGATGTTTAACACTATTCACATAGTCTTTACCGTCAAGGGATCTTGGGTCGAATAAAATAGAACGGTTTCCTAATGCTCTTGGTCCATTCTCACACCTATCTTGAAATAGAGTAACAATATGACCTTTCATAATTAAATCAATAGCATCCTTAGGAGTCTGTCCGTCATATATTGCCGATGCTCCGTACTTCTTAGAAATTTCAATAATTTTATCAGTAGTTTCTTCTTGAACAGGACCAAGGTATAGGGATTCCGCATAACCTTTAATTTCACTATCTTTATTGAGGGAGTGATGTACTAATAACGCTGCACCCATTGCTGTACCTGCATCGTTAGAAATAGGTTCAACGTATATGTTAATGTCTTCGTCTTTCAACTGCTCTAAGTACCAATAGTTAGCAACACAATTTAAACCATATCCACCAGAAATAACTACATTCTTTTCACCACTCATCTTAACTGCTTTACGAATTAAGTCAAGAACCATTTGTTGTGATTCCGTTTGAACAGCATATGCCATATCTCTACGGTTTTGAAGTAATGTAACATCTCCTTCAATTTCTTCTTGAGTCGTATGTAGGGAAGGATATTTTTGACTATTAACAAGTGCTCCATTAGGATATGTTGGAATAATAAGATTTCTATCTGTAGTTTTCCATGAACCTCCAGCATCGGTGTAAATATCAGGGATTTCGTCATTAGGTTTACCATATGGGAATAGACCCATAGTTTTACCCGCTTCAATCGGTTGCCACCCGCAATATTGGGTCACTGCTTCGTATGCTTTCACAATTCCGGCAGTATCGTCAATGATTAATTCGTGAGTTCCTTCTTCTCCCTCACGTTCGCTGGACATTTCTAGTTTCTCTCCAACCCATGGACCTCTTCCGCCTTGATGTTTATAAAGAGTTTTAAAATTATCAGGGTAATTACAACTAAAAAGAGATTCTAATTCCCAAGTCATTTCTTCTTCACCGTTCATTCCCATAGGGATAAACGTTCCTGCGCCATCGACAATAACCGCACAAGCAGATTCAAAACCAGAACGATAAAAAGCACAAGCCGCATGAGATTTATGATGCCACTTATGTAAATCTAATACCTGACTATCATCTTCAATTAATCTCATTTTACGAGCAAGACCAGTGTAAACTGTATCCCCACTAAAATCGACTCTACTATCATCTGGTTGCGTATGAGATACTACAAGATAATCTAATTTATCTGTATAATCTAATATCTTAATCATAGAAGCGTATGGTCCACCATCGTACTTTTTCCTAGATAACCTCTCTTCTTCAATAGCAAATACTATCTCACCGTCCTTTAATAAACATACACCACCATTATGTCCTCGGGCAATTCCCGCAATCCACTGACTCATAATCTATCCTTTTTATTATATAATCTAATTAAACTACCTAATTCTGGCATAAAACAATATTCTATTTCAGAATTATTTAAAACCACCAATGCATTATCAATCGTTTCGACTAAAGGTTCACCGCCTAAATTGAACGAAGTGTTAAACAACATCGGCACACCTGTAATATTATAAAACTCACTAATAAGTTTATAATAATTATCATTTCCTTCTTTTGTAACAGTTTGAATTCTACAAGTATTATCAACATGTAAAACCGACGGTATAATTTCTTTTTTACTTTCATTAACGTCGACGGCATACATCATACTAGGAGATTCTTCCATTCCTTTCATATCAAACCATTCATGAACATAATCTTTCATCACTGATGCCGCAAATGGTCTAAAATACTCTCTACCCTTTACTTTATTAACTATATCCTTTCCGTTAATTATAGTTGGATTGAATAATATACTTCTATTTCCTAATGCCCTTGGTCCGTTCTCGCTTCTTCCTTGAAATATTGAAACAATATTTCCATCTTTAATTAACTTAGCAACGTCTTTATACGAACACTCAATAATATCTGCTTCATATTTCTTTATTTTTTCATTAATATCGTCAATATTGTAATTATATTCTGGACCTAAAAATAAATTATTAGATCTTTCTCTATTATCTATATTACCGTTAATATTGTAATAATGAAGCATCGCTGCACCCATTGCTGTACCCGCGTCACTTGAGTTGGGTTCAACGTATAATTTAATATTATGCTCTTTCAACTTATCCAAGTAGTAGTAATTAGAGACACAATTTAATGCATAACCACCACTTAATACAACATTCTTAGTATTACCCATCTTGGACGACTTGATGATTAAATTTAAAACTTGTTCTTCTGTTTCCTTCTGCAGTTTGAATGCCATATCTCTTCTGTTTTTGGATAAAGTTAAATCTTTAGTATAGTCGTCCGTATTTAAAAGACTATAATTTCCTAAATTAACTTTTGCATTATTTGGGTAAAAACATTTAATTAATTCTTTATTAGCACTTATAAAATCACACCCATCATATGTGTGAAATAAATTAGGCAATTGGTTGTTTATAGAACCGAATGCAGATAGACCCATTGTTTTCCCAGATTCACTGTTTCTAAACCCGCAATAATCCGTAATTGCATCAAACACTTTACCAATCCCAGCACCTTCGTCGACAACCAATTCATAAATTGTATTATTATCGTCTTTAAAGTTAGGAACGTGAAAACTTTCGCCTCCTCTGTCGCACATAAGTTTTTTAAATATCGGAAAAATGCCCTTACTATAAGAACATTTAAAAATAGATTCTGTTTCGTAATAATTACTACTAAGTTCGTTAGTTATTAAGGATCTACCAGCACCAGAACTATCTACAATGACGCTAGCTGCCGTTTCAAACCCAGAATTGTAAAAAGCAATAGCCGAATGAAGTAGATGGTGGTTTTCAAACATATTGATAACCTGATAGTGAGTCTTGTCTGGATTATTAATATTTTCAATTAACCCTAGTCTTCTTGCGATTCCTTGATATAATGGTTCTCCAGTATATTCAATACTATTTTTAGAATCATTAGGGTTAGATACTACAAGATAATCTAATTTATCTGTATAATCTAATATCTTCATTAGACTGAGTATAGGTCCACCGTCGTGCTTATATCTAGAAAGTCTTTCTTCTTCTACACTAAATGCTATTTTTCCGTCTTTAAGTAGACACACTCCTGCGTTATGACCTAACGTTATTCCCGCAATCCACTGACTCATTTATAAGTCACCTAACAGGTTTTTTGTATTAAATTTGTACTCTGGCATACCATCAGATGCTGGAATCGTTCCACAACCACCAGTTTGTTGAGGTGGAGTATAAGATCCTTCAAATTTTTCAGGTTCGCCCATAAACGACTTAACTGAATCTATAACTAATTGTTCTTGGTCACTATCCATCATTATAGCATCGTTATTAGCTCTATCTAATTCATCGTCCATTGCTATTCTTATTGGACTATATGTTCTGATGTCTTTACCAATATCTATAATGTCAAAACCCTCAGCACCAGGATAAGAAATATTTTCTGGATATGTAGAACCTACTACAACTGTTGCTGTTTTACCTAATGATTTGACAATATGTTGTCCTACTGAATCGCAACCTAAGAAATGGTCTGCCGAATTAATAATACTTGCCCAAATTCGTAGATCTTTAACTTGAGGACCAGCAACTGGATTATCTGGATCTTGTTGTAAAGATAAAGGGTGTTCTGACATAACTATAACAGCATAATCGTTTCTTAACTTTTCTATGATATTAATAATATTCTGTAATTCAAAAGAACGACTTGAAATGTCTACCATAAATTCACCCTGCATTCCAATAGAACGACCAAACGGTTGAATTACAACTACTTTTTCCTTTCCGGTAGACGCTTTAATTTCTTGAACCGCCATATGTCCTTTAATTAACTCTTCTTTGTTTAACTTCAAAACAGGGTCTTGTAAAGTACGTGGTCCGTCTAATTCATTTATTTGAATATCAAATGCTTCGGCTAAAGAACATTTTTGATTAAAGTAGTCATTCACCCTATATGGTTCTGGTGAAATAATATCTTTATCTCTTAAATGATTTTCAAATAGACCTTTATGCCATACGTCAAAAACTCGTTTGTGGAGTTCCGGATGACCTCTATAAAAGTCCATACCGCCCTCTGCAACAATAATAAAGTCTTTATCCCCAGATTCTTCTGCGTAATTTTCTAATGCTGGAATTGAACATAGTACACGACCTGCACCACCGTTTATAAAAAACGCCTTAGAGCGATTGCTCATTCTTCACCTCACTTGTTAATAATATAATCATAATAGAGTAATTATACCCTACTTTTATGTAAAAGTCAACCTTTTTGTAAAATTATTTATAAGCCATAAAAAACCCCAATTAAGGGGTTTTGTTAATCTTTTAGTCTACCAGATCATCTGGAGAATCAGGATTAGGAACCATGAATGCCTCATATCCGTCAAACTTTGAAGGCAAATCCCTCAATTCTTGTCTATATGTCATCCACAAATCTTTGTTACCCTTTCCTTCAGGTAATGCTTCCTTCACGTCAGTTGCATCTAATTGCAAATTTCTACCACGTCTAAGGTCATCCCAAGATCTATGTGATTGCATTAATTTAAGATCCCACTTACCTGTTATAACATCAAAAACCGAAGTTTCTTTATCATAAACATGATCAGGTGGAGTACTATCGTTTGCAACTCTAGAATAGAAAGGTTTAGTTTCACCAGTCAACGTAAAGTCAACCTGTGGTAACATTTCATAAGAACCTGTTTCATCACCAACTGATTTACCACCGATAAACATCGCACAAATATGTGGATTTTCATCACAGTTAATTTCTACACGGTCACAATCTAATGGTACAGGTAATGCACGAATAGCATCTGCCTGATCGTCATTCTCGTAATCTTCAATATCACCATCGTCAAGGTAGTTAGTTTTTAATACGTCTAATGTAAACGTACCTTTAACTTGCCCCTCGTCTGGTTTATCTTCTTTCCAAACATCCACCCACATAAGGTCTGGACCAATAAATGTGTTTGTTGCTTTGTTGCCTAGTTTCGTAGATTGAGATAAGTAATCATCTGCAACCGAGTAAGACATTTCTTTTGTAATTTTTGACATTTTTAAATTCTCCTAATATTACCAGTATGTTACTACAACAAGACCACCAGCACCCCATCTACCACAACAACATGGACCGCCACCTACGTTATGAGCAATACCACCACCACCTGGGAAGTTAGCACGACCACCTGAGTGAGTTGCATGATTACATACGTCACCGTTGAACGAACCTTCATTTCCTAATGGACCTGCACCACCTGGAGCATAACCCCAATATCTTTGTCCACAACTTTGACCATTCTTCAAGAAACTTGATTGACCTTTAACGTTCATGTCTGCACCATATGCACAAGCACATGCGAAACATGTTTGACAACATGAGTAACATGACCAAGGACCATGACAGATAAACCCGTTTGAATTGTGTCCACCCATAGAACATAAGTTAGAAATTCCAGAACCATTTACGTATGAGGTGTGTCCACGACAACCACCCATAGAAGGCCAACAACAACCAGTTCCACCAGAACAAATTGTGTAGAAATCTCCTGGATTAAAATCTCCATTTTCGTTCTTAATAGTTTTCACCGCATAAGCACCTGAACCACCTGGCCATGCAGAACCACAACAGCAAGCACCCATAGAAGATGCACCAGCACCGTATAATTCGAATTTGATTTCAGTTGTATCTGCAGGAACAGTCCAACCGCAACAACAACCATTATAGTTTTGGTCGTTATAGTTGCTGTTTATGTCTTGTGTCGATACAGTAAATGTTGTTCCTGCGCCACCACCGCCGGCTAATCCAGAATCAATTACATCTTGTAATGTAGTTGTTCCTGCTGTTACTGCATCTTCTACAACTGTAACTTGACTAGATTGAAAAACTTCAATCTCCGACTGAGTGTTGCAAATGTCTTTTAATGTTTCGAAAGTAGCGTTCGCTAGAAATTCTAACGTTTGGTCTACATCTTTCGCCATTTGGTTCATTTTACCAAGTGTTAAAATATCCATCGTTTATTTTCTCCAATAAAAATTATTTAATTATTATATAATAGTATTTATACTATGTTTTACAAGATGTCCCAAATATCTTTCAAGGTTATTACACCTTTCATGTCATTTGTAGCACCATCATATCTAGAAGATTCATATACTAATGAATCAGGTGAACCTTTAACCCATGACTGAGTTGTAAATTCCCAAGAATCGTTTAGTGAATGTCCTTCATACTGTTCCCACTGAACAAGTACACCGTTCTTAAAGTTTGTACCAGCAGAGCTGTTAGCACTGAATGGTGAACTGTCAAGGTTTCCTTTAGGTCCATATAATGCATATGCCTCTCCTGCTTGGTTAATAGAACCACCAGAATATGTAACAGGACCAGCAACAATAACCGTAGGAGTTTTATATGAACTTCCAGGATTATTAATGATTATATTAGAAACGTTTCCAGCACCACCTAATGATACAGAACCAGTCGCACCATAACCAGTAGGCTCTGCGTGACTATCGATAACAATAACTCTAGTCTGTCCATTAATATAGTCTTGCCAATCTTCTACAATTGAAGCAGAACCAATACCATTATTTAATCCAACTATACCCGCAAAACCGATACCAACAGTGTTTGTAGAATCTGTACCAACAGTTCCTCCTGAATCAGTTACAATAATAGTAGGTTCGTCGTAATTAGAACCACGGTCTGTAAGTACAACATCACTAATAATGTTGTTGATATCAGGAGTTACAACTGCACCACTACCAGTACCAGCAGGGTCGTTAATAATTAATTGAACATCTCCGTAACCAGAACCAGAAAAAGACATTGAAACTGCTGATATTTGTCCAGCAAGAATTTCGTATGTCCAAGTAGCAGATACAGATGTACAATCAGGTTCATTTGACGATGTTCCATTAGAACAATAACCAGCAACAAACTCTGGGGCAATTTCTAATTTAGTTACAGCACCAGAACCAAATGTACGACCAATCTCAGAACCATTTAGATCTAAAACTGCTACACCTGTTGGGTCAAATACTATAATTGATGTATCATCAGAATAACCAGAACCTTTAGAGTTTATAGTAACTTCTGCTACAGAACGGTCTAATACTGGTGTTGCGTATGCACCCTCACCAGCACCAGAAACGTCAATAATTCTAACCACGTCACCAGCAACATAATTCTTTCCTGGACGATCAACTGCAATATTAAGAATTTGCCCTGCACCACTTACAGTAGCAAGACCACGCATACCACCACCAGTCGCAGTGATCATGTCTACAAATACGGTATTTTCACGTACCCATAGAATAGCACTAGCTGCAGAGTGGTCATCTCCAATTAAATATTTGTCTGTCAATTCAGTATCTTTTGTGATAACGTAAGACCAAACACCTGCCTGTGGAATATCACCGGAATCAAATACACCATCTGCGTGTGTTACCGTATGTGCTCCTAAATCTAAGTTTGTAAATTCTACTGTATCACCGACGTTTGCCGAAATAACAGAAGGAACAAATGCATTATTTTGAATAACAACTGAAACTGTTTTAGCTGTTGTATCTGTATATCCACTACCTTGATTGCTTAATGAGATAGAATTAATACCACCATTAGCAAACGAAACAACAGTTGAGGCTGAATTACTTTCTGTACCACCAGTAATTGTTAAAACGTCACCTGAAGCATAAGCAGTTCCTGGGTTAGTAATAACAATTTTATCTAATTCATTTGCTTCATTTAGTAATGCATAACCTGCAAAACCAGAACCAGCAACGGTTGTCATTCCGACTGTAATTTGAGGATTAATTTGATGACCATCTTCGTAAAGTCCATGGTCATGAGGACCAACTTGACTAGTAAAGATAAATTCGTTATTGAAAGAATTCCATTCAACTGTAATATCGTGACTATGTCCAGCCTCAACTGTAGTAGATACAACTCCCGTTCCGCCAATAATTGAATTTACTTCTGTTTGAGTTAATTGTAAGTTGTGCGTGTGACCATTACCACTGTCTGGTACTACAACATTCCAGAAACCAGTATAACCTGCACCACCAGAAACAACATTAACCGAATCTACCAAACCATCTCTTAATGTATGAGAAGCAATTGCTTTAGTTTCAGCAGAACCTGAAATATCAACCGCACCTAAGTCAAATGTTCTAGCAAGTGATTGGCTTGAATACCTTGTACCTCTGTTTGTAACAATTACATCAGAAACACCATCATCATAAACAGCATTAAAGATTGCTCCAGTACCTACTGTTTGATTTGAATCGATAGTGTAACCGTATGTATCAACAACACCAGAGTCGTCTGTAATAGAAACTTTATACGTAAGACCGTCAGAAAGTACAGAATCGTAAGATTCACCTGCAATTGATGACTCGTATGAACGAGTCATGTCGTCTAATAAATTAACCGTTGAAACTGAACTAGTTTCACATTTAGTAGGGTCGTCATAAACACCACCGTCAGAATCAATACCAGAAGCGCCGTCTGTTGCAACTACACCCCAACCTGTAATTGACGATAAACCGTCGTGACAATAAGAACTTCCTGGAGAAAATATCATAGTACCATAATCAATCGAGTAATTACCTTCAACGCCTTTATTGTAGATTGCTCCACCTAAGTCTGTGATTTTAACCATATCGCCAGTATCAATACCACCATATAACATAGCATTTGAAGTACCACGTCTAATAACTAATTCTGGGTTGTCTACATCCGGAATAGAAGTGTTATTAAGAATAGTTAAATCCTCTGCAGGATCGCCGTTTGCTTCGTGACCACTTGCCCTAAATACATTAGTACCATCGACTAATACTTCTTTAAATATATCATATGCTTTAACTTTTTCTACAGAAGTAGAACCAAATTCATCGTTTTGTAATCTTAAATGATGAACAAATGGATACGGTTCTCCCGTAATTTGCATAGCCTCACCGAAAGAAGAAATTCCGCCTGCTTTATTGTAAGCAATGTGATGTGTTTTATTTGCTCCTTCTTCAGCAAAAGCAATTTGTCCATCTTGTGTGTATTTGTAATCAGCAAAACCAATTTCACGAGTCATTGTTACTTCAGCAACTAATAAGTTTGTTTGATGTACCGTATAACCAGAGTCAGCTGCACCAGAGGTGAATTGAGCAAGGTAAGTTAGCATATCTTCAAGTGCTTGAGCAATAATAGCATCTTGATTTTGTACGTGAATTGTGTAATCTGATTGTAACTGAGTTATCTGAGTAGTTACATTAGTTTCTAAAAGATTAGAAGCTGTTGATAACGTAATACCCGCATCATTTGCCCAAGGGACAAACACTGAATTAACAAAACCAGCAACTTCATCGTTCATGTAAGTTTCAACTGCATTCATAGCAGTATTAGTCTTGACGACTACTTCATTTTTAAATGTGTTTTGTTGGTTTTCTAAAGGTGTAGTTACATTTGAATTTAACCATGATTTCATATTGCCCGCCATAGCGTTCAATTTTGTTGGAATCATCACCGCAGGGGTGTTGGTATAAATCTCTACTTCTTCAACGAACTCCGTAATATCAATACTCTCGAAAGTGATATCAGGTATATCGTTAAACTGGTCAACCGTAGTTGAAATCGTTGATAGTGTTACGGACATTGTTCGTTATCTCCAAAAATTATTCTTAAATTATTTATAATACTATTTATAAAAGTTATTTGCTGTTACCATTATGTAATTATTACTGCAAGGACTTCTGTAAATGTTTGACCATCTAGGTTTGTAACTTTAACGTTATACGTTCCTGCTACAACACTACCAATTACAAATACTAAATCAGTAGGAGTATTAACAACCGCTGCAGGCGTGTCTACTACAACTTGACTATATGCATCAATAATTTCAATAATTGTGTCTGCTGCTATAAACGCTGCACCTGTTACACCATAAGATCCATCATTGTTATCTGTTACAGTTCTAATATGTAAAGTATCTGTTACTACAAATGGGTCAGAAAATGCTGAAGTATCAAGGTCTGCATTTGTTACACGTAGTTCGTTATCACCCAATAATGTATCAGGATGAATTTCAAACCTTATCTTATATGGTAGGTTCAGACTTTCGGTTTCTGTTTGTACTACATCACCTAATGTAACTATGAAATCTAAGTCAATACCATCACCAACAATCTCTACCCACTGACCATCCATTTCGGTAACAGTAGTATTATCCCAAACACCTCTAGGTGCTTCGCAATCGATTTGATTGTCAATTGTGATACCAGCAATAGTAGTATCACAATGTTCAAATTCTTCTATAACCCAAGTACCTCTTGGTCCTTCACATACTTCTTGTGTTGTCTGAATACCGTCAGAACAATATCCAGCATCGCCTGGAGTCCAAACGTTACCAGCAGAAGTCCAAGTGTTACCAGAGTTAGTGTAAGTGTTTATTGGAGTCCAAATGTTAGTTGCGGTCCATGTTTCACCCGCAGCGGTACAATCTGTGTTATTTGTTAATGTAGCATCTGTACAAGTACCGTCATTTTCATAACAAGCACCTGATGAAGTAGACACTCCGTCTGAACAAGAACCACCAGAGTCTATACAACCAGTTTCATCGTCGTTATATACTGGGTCAGAACAAATACCGGCTGCAACACAAGTATATTCAAACGAATACGTTGCATCAGAACAAGTACCAGCACCCAAACAACCATACTCTGTTATATATGTTGCATCAGAACAAGAACCTGGAGTTTCTACACTCCACCAACCAAATACTTCTTCACAATCGACTTGAGTAGAATAATCTGTGTTAGTACAATGAGCTGCAATCGTAGCAAACCAATCTCCTACAACTGCAGTACAAGATGCTTCAATTATATAAGTATCTGTGCCAACGTTAGTAGTACAATAAGGATTAACCGATGATATACCACGTCTACCAGTAGATCTATCTACAGAACTTAATGAAATAGGTGGGTTAAGAATATCATTACCACGTCTATTAACGTCATAGTAATCTTCAATGATTGACTCACCGAACGATTCCATAGTTCTCATACCAGCAATAGGTTGTCCAACATAGTCAGCATTTTCCATATCTAAATGATTTGCTTTCCATCTTTCTTCACCACCGACCGGAACACCCATAACGTTCATTGAACGTGCAAGTAATAAATACTCATCAGATGAAAGACTAGGAATTGTATGAACGTTTACATCGTCCCAATAAGTAAATCCATTTCCAGTAGTAGCAAGTGTTAAGTAACAAACTCCAGTAACAGGTGCTTTAAATATAAATTCACGCTGTCCATCATATAAACCACTAGTAGCAACATCAATAATATCTAATTGACCGTACTGTGAACTATCTGGAGTTGAACCTAATTTAAGAACTGAGTCGGTAGGTCTGTCGACTTTAACAGAAACCTTATAACTCATATCAAGAGTCATTTCGAATGAAATATGAGCAATACCTCTATTGTTAGGTCCAGTACCTGAAGTGAATATTTGTTGATTAATTTGGTCAACGTAAGCATTTCCGTCTTCTTGCGAAGCAAACGTCCAATTCTCTATAACCTCTCTTATAGAAACGTCATCAATAGATCCCTCAAAACCAACATTGGAATAGTATGGATTGTTATCTTCAGGTAGATTGTCGTCTACTTCACCAATAAAGTGAATCTTTTGATCATATGCTCCCGCACGAACGTGGAATACTTTCTGACCGTCTTGATTAAGACCGTCTGTATTTGCGTCAATAATAGGAATAGATTCTTCAACAAGTTTAATTGATTTAACAGCACCAGAACCATTAACCTTTAACGTCAACGTATTTGTAGGAACACCAATAAAGTCTAAATGATGAATTCCACTAGTGGATAAATTAGCAACAGAAACACCATTAAGAACAACGTCGACCGTAGGGTTATTCACGGTAGTTGAAATTAATGTCAACTCATCATGTCCCTCTGGGTTAGTTTGTTCAGAAATACGATATCCCTCTGCTGCCGACCACATAATTGTAAAGTCGTGAGTATAAGTATCTGCGTGATATCCGTCCGTTTGAGTGAACGTTAATGAGTTTACTCCAGGGTTGATTTGTAAGAACTCTGCTTCAGTTTCCGTAATTTGGAAAGTATGACTATGTGTACCACTCGGTCCAGGACCTGCTTGGAAGTTAAGAATACTATCTTCAATCAAGTCTGCATCAATACTTACTTCGTACTTAACTCCACCAACTAATGTTGAAGAGAAAGTATAAGCAGCCATTCCGTCTACAGAAGAATTAAAGTTTAATGTATCATTAATAATTTGAACAGTAGCATCACTCAGATTCCAATTAATTAAAACTGGATCTGTAATATCAAAGTTCCAATTAGAAATAAGATTAGTTGGATTAGTACCAAGAGTAACACGCATACGTCCAGTCATACCGTTATTATCGTTATCTAAATCACCTAATAAATATTTAACCTCGTAAAGTTTACCTGTTTCAATAGCAACAGTTTGAGAAACTTCTGTGGAAGAAGAAATAGAACCATCAATATATGCTTTAGCACCAGCGGAACCCCAACCCTCACCCATTGCCCAAGCATTTTGACCAGTAACACGTTCTTTAATAGAAACGTTGTCAATCTTACCTTTGCCCGAGTTGGTCAAACGTAATAATGTTGTGTTATTAGGTGCAATTAATGTTTCAGTATAATGCCCAACTTCAGTATTTGCAACTCCTTGAACTGTATTATCACCAATTAAATTAGCAGTAATATTTCCAATCTCTGCACCATATTGGTCTTTGAAAGACTCAATAATATCATACTGAACTTCATATGTAACACCGTCTGCAATAGAACCAGTTACAAGTTGTTCAATATAAGCTGCATCTGTATTCGTAGTAAATGCACTACCACCATTTACTTGCCATGAACCTGTTTCAGTCCATACAACTTCTTTGAAAGTAACATTTGATAATTCAATATCAGAACGGTAATTAATATCTACGCTCATGTAAACTTTAGCAAGTCCGCCAATGTCGTTAGTCACTAAGAATTGCTCAGAACCTATTCCAGGAATCATTGCTAACGGTTCGATGTACTGAATAGTACCTAATTCAATATTCATTGCTTGAATCTTAGGAATTGAACCAGCACCCGTGGCTGTTATTAGATTTCCTTCATTAAGAATATCTGCCTGAGTACCTGATACTGGGAATGCAAATTCCGGAACAGGTTGAACTTGGAAATAATCAGTAGAAGTACCATTATCTACAACAATCTTATCTAGAATGTGTAGTGGTGTGTACATGTTATCTTGTCCGTGATGGAAGTAAACAGTAACAGCATCACCTGCATTTACAACTGGCAGGTCAAGGATATTAAACGTACCCATCATAGAAGCATGCCAAGTACATTGATAATACATTGTATCTGGTGCTACTTCAGGAACTGTCCAAGTCATAGTGTCGTATTTTGTAACACCATCGTCGTCAACACCCCATAAATCTAATATATCACCCTCAAGTTGATCACCAAGTCCTTCTTCGGCACGTGAGTTCTGAACACCTAATAGGTATTCACCGAAGTAAGCGCCTGGAGTGAAATGAGAACCATCATCAGTTGTAACGTAAATTGGGTGACCAGCAGAGTTAATCTTAAATGTGTATGTACCACCACGGTATAAATTAATTGTTCTGTTTGTTCCTTCAATCATTCCTGATTTATCG